TTTTATCAACACACAGTAAATGGCTTAACTTTATATTTTAGTTATCAGACATTAATTGCTATTGATAATCTTATTAGCGTTAATAATTGGTCAGTCTCAACAGCTAGACATCTATTTTGGATTAATCCAGATAAAAACATAAGAGTTAATGACTTTAATGAACAAGCAAGGAAAATATTAAAAGATAATGATTTACTTGATACATCAGACCCTTTTAAAACAGTTGCAACAATATCAACATTATTTGAGTTAATGTCTAATGACGAAAATGAGGAGAGCATTAGAAAAACAAATAACCAACGTATAAGGTTTTATGAAACTCAGGGCGTAGAACGGCCAGAAGATTGGGACACGCTAACAGTTGCAGAACAAAAGAAAAGGCTCGACATGTGCGACTATCAAAATTTAGATAGTGCAAAAGAGTATATGTCTAGTAAGTAATCAAGATCATAAACAATAAACAAGGGAGTATATGCTCCCTTTTTTTATGCATGTTTTTTACAAATAGTAATGAATACATGATACAATTAACATACATATTAATTAATACGGAGTAATATAATATGAATACACAAGAAAAGAAATGTATTGACCTTGTAGCTGAACGATTTGCAAGTCGTGAACAAACATACAAAGAAGTTCAAAAGTTTTTTGAGGACTACGAGAACGCAACAGAGGGAGAACAAATAGCATTAAAAGTTATTGATGAAAACAAAGGCAATTATTTCCACGAATACGAGGATTTATTTGATTATGTAAATCAAACAGCTTTAAGTTGGGATTATGTAGAACCTTACACATTTAATGACCAACGCGAAGGTTATTATAGACTTCAGTTGTCCTGGGGTGGCTCACAAGATGAATACAGGATATATACCGACTCAAGCAAAACAATACATGAAATAGAGTATTGGTATTTAGACTGGTATGACGGGGCTTGTATAAATGTTCCAAGAGATACAGTAAGTTGGGATATATGCTCTTGGTATATGGATTTAGAATAATCTGATCATCACAATTAACAAGGGAGTATTAACTCCCTTTTTTTATGGCTATAACAACTAGGTTCCCTAGACCCCCCATTTTTATATACAGATACAATTATTTTAGACCCCCCACCCCCAAAAAACTGACCCTATAATATATATACATATACAAGTACAAGATTTCTCTCACACAATTTTAATTTTCACAACATTCTAGTATTTTTTATTTTTAATGATACAATCGCTATAAGGCGGGTGTGGTCAAACTTGTACTTCATATTACCTCCGTACAGACTGCACCCAAATTACTATTTTAAAAAACGGTATAAATATAAATGCTAACAAAGATTCCTAGAGTAGTAGATTTATCAAAACAAGTATTATCTACAAATCGAAATATGGCTAATACTAGAATGATGCTTCCATCTGGTAGAGCAAAAAAATTAGCTGAAACGGTTTTAGGTAAAAAACCTATGATACCTCCGTCATTAGCAAAAGCTTCTGTTGCAGCTGGTGTAACTTTTGGAGCTGGATTACCTTTAGGTATGACCGATCCCAAAGATGTAGGTGCAACCTTTGCTAAAATGCAAGTTTCTTTACAAGATGCTTTTAAACAAATATCTGATTCTGTTGAAGATGCTTCTAAAATACCTCAGTTATATTTTATGCAAGTGCAAGAAGGTTATAATGAAGAAATGCAGAAACAGGAGGCCCCAGAGGAAATACCGCCAACTATTGAAGAACAAGCTTTGAAACCAGTTTCTCTTATGTTTGCAGAGGGTGGTGAACTAGACATGCAAGAGACTCCTATGGCACCCGATTCATCTATGGAAATGCAACCTGAAATGCCTATGGGCGAAGTTAGTCAAATGGAGATGCAAGAAGCTCAACAAGGATTAATACAAATCCTGCAAGTTATTGAAACACTCATTCAACAAGGCTTAAGTGAAGATGAAATAATCGCATTTTTAGCACAATACGGTATTACTGAGGCTGAATTAGAGCAAGCAGCTCAAGTATTAGGTGTAGATATGGAGCAGTTGCTTGGTGGAGCACAAATGGAAGCACCACAACAGCCTATGATGATGGCTAATGGTGGTGCATTATCTAATCAAGATATAGCTATAGCTCAAAGTATGCTTACACCAGATAATGAACCTATGTTTCAACCTAGAACATCAGATGAGCAAATATTTTCTTTAAATGCTCGTATTCAAAACTTAATGACATCTTTTGATATGTTGGTTAGAAATAAAGAACTTGATAGAGCACAAGAGGTAGCAGATCAAATTGATGAAGTTCAACAACAAATTATTGCTATCCAGTCACAAAATGTCCCACAAATGGGTATGGGATTAGGTAAAAAAAAAAACTAAATTTTAATCAAGGCGGTGAGGCTAGTTTTGGTATCAAAGCTAGAGATTTAATTGGTTCACGTTTTTATCCTGTTTTTAAAAAAGGTGGAGAAAAATTAGGATTTGATGATGAAGAAGCTCTGCAAGTTTATAGGGATGTAAGAAACTATATACAATTATTAGATGGTGAAGGTAAACTATCTTATTTTCAAGCTGATGAAAACCGAAAAAACGATATAGAGGAAATTATTACGCACAGCCTATTTTCTTATAGAGTAGGCGATACAAAATTAAAAAGAGCTGCTATTCAAGCAAAAGATGCAACACAAGCTGCTTTATATTCTGGATTATCTGATGTTCGTGCTGAAGAAATTAAAAAAAATGAATTAGGTGATTTAAAAAACAACAAAGCAGGGTTTAAACTTAGAGATAAGTTTGGTAATGACGAATTATCTGCTATGTATAAATTAGCTGATATGATTGAAAAAAATGATGATTCTTTATCGTTTGCTTATGGTACTAATAAAAAAAATACAGGCAACGGATTAGGTAAGAAAAAAAAATTAGCCTTTAGTGCAGGTGGATTAACAGACGTTGGTTCAATAACTCCAATACCACCATCAGAAATGCGTGGAGCTTTTGGTGGTCCTTTTTATCAGATGATGAACCCTAGCGCTCAACGTATGGTTGATGCTATGGGTTTGCGTGGTGCTGGCATAAAAGGCTTGGTATCTGAAGCTATAGGACCTGGGGGTAAATTTAAGCTAAGTAAAGCTGCTATGGCTAAAATAAAACCTTTATTACAGCAAAGAAAAAGAGAGCTAGACTTATCTACTAATTATGATGCAGTAGAAAGAGCAGCTGCACAAAATAGAGTCAAACAAATAGAAAAACAAATAGATAAAATTATAAGAGATGACCAATCCTAATTTTTCGCATTTATCTGATTCAGAAATACGCGAAACTCTAATGTTGCAAGAGCGTCTTGCTCTAATAGAACAGCAAAATAAATGTCAAGAATCTTTTTTGGATTTTGTTAATTACATGTGGCCAGAGTTTATTTGTGGCAGACACCATAAAATTTTTGCACAAAAGCTAGAAGAAGTTGCTAACGGTATTTGTAAACGGTTAATCGTTAATATGCCACCAAGACATACGAAATCTGAGTTTTGCTCTACCTATTTTCCTGCTTGGATTATGGGTAAACAGCCCAACCGTAAAATAATGCAGACCACTCACACAGGTGAGCTAGCTGTAAGGTTTGGTCGTAAAGTTAGAAATATGATGGATACTGAAGAGTATAAAAAAATATTTAGTAAGGTAGAACTACAAGCCGATTCAAAGTCTGCAGGACGTTGGGAAACTAACAAAGGTGGCGAATACTTTGCCGCTGGTGTAGGAGGAGCTATAACAGGTCGTGGTGCGGACTTACTTATTATTGATGATCCACACTCAGAACAAGACGCACTTAGTCCTACAGCTATGGAAGCTTGTTGGGAATGGTATACCTCTGGACCTAGACAGCGTTTACAGCCTGGTGGAGCTATTATATTGGTTATGACTAGGTGGAGTTCGCTAGATCTTACAGAAAAGCTACTAGAGGCACAAAAAGAAGAGTTGGCTGACCAGTGGGATATTGTAGAGTTTCCTGCTATTTTTGAAGATTCTGGTAATCCTTTGTGGCCTGAGTTTTGGAATATAGACGAACTAAGTAAAGTAAAAGCTTCACTACCTACACAAAAATGGAACGCCCAGTGGATGCAAACCCCAACTGCAGAAGAAGGTTCTATAATTAAACGTGAATGGTGGAGAGCGTGGGAGTATGATTCCTTGCCGCCTGTAAAATATATCATTCAAAGTTATGATACTGCCTACAGTAAAAAGCAAAATAGCGACTACTCTGCTATTTCTACTTGGGGTGTATTTAATCCTACTCCTGATAGTCCCGATTCTATTATTTTGCTGGATGCACAAAAAGGTAGGTGGGACTTTCCTGAACTTAAACGAGTAGCATACGAAGAATATAAATATTGGGATCCTGACATGACTTTGGTTGAAGCAAAAGCATCTGGTACGCCACTTACACACGAATTGCGTAGATTAGGTATTCCTGTTGTAAATTACTCTCCGACCAGAGGACATGATAAATCAACGAGGATGCACTCTGTTGCACCTATATTTGAATCTGGTTTAGTGTGGGCACCACAAAAAAAGTTTGCAGAAGATATGATTGAAGAATGTGCAGCCTTTCCTTTTGGTAAAAATGACGATTTATGTGATACTATGTCTCAAGCCCTAATGCGTTTTAGGGAGGGCGGTCTGGTTTCGCTACATGATGATTATGCAGACGAAGAAAGAGTGGTAATTAAAAGGGCATATTACTAATGGCAATAGAAAAAGAAACAAATAATATACCAACATCAGAGAATACTTTAGAAGGTACTGAAGATATGACAGTTGCCATAGAGGCAATAGAAGAGGCTGGACAGGAGGATTTTGAATTACAAGAAGACGGTAGTGCTATTTTAGGTGGTATGGATGACATGCCAATAGATGATGGCTTTGGGTCTAATTTAGCTGAGTTTTTAGATGACAATCAACTTAATACAATATCTATAGAATTAACAGCAGGTATTGAAAAAGATAAATCTTCCAGAGAAGACTGGGAAAAAACTTATACAGACGGTCTTAAATATCTAGGCATGAAGTTTGATCAAGAAAGGTCAGAGCCTTTTGCTGGTGCATCTGGTGTCATACATCCTTTGTTAGGTGAAGCTGTCACTAATTTTCAAGCTCAAGCTTATAAAGAGTTATTACCTTCTGGCGGTCCTGTAAAAACGCAAGTAGTTGGCAAATACGATTCAGTAGTAGAAGAACAAGCACAAAGAGTTGCTGATTTTATGAACTATCAAATTGTGCATGTTATGGAAGAGTTTGATGAAGAGTTAGATCAAATGCTTTTTTATCTACCTTTAGCAGGCTCTGCGTTTAAAAAAATATATTATGATGAAAATCTTGGTCGTGCTGTATCTAAATTTATAGCACCAGAGGATTTAATTGTCCCTTATTTTTCAACTGACTTAGAAACCTGTCCTAGAATTACAAATGTAGTAAAAATGCCTGAAAATGAGCTTAAAAAGCTGCAAGCTATGGGTTTTTATAGAAAAATTGATGTAGGAACAAGTTATTCACCTGAAAGTGGGCAAATACAAGAAGAAATAGACGAATTATCAGGTCTTGAGCCTAGTTATGATCTGGGTGAAGTATCTGTTTTATACGAAGTCCACTGTAATTTAGATATAGATGGCTTTGAAGATGTAGATGAAAGCGGTGATATGACTGGTGTTAAGTTACCTTATATCGTAACTATAGATGCTAGCAGTAATAGTGTCTTGAGTATTTACCGTAATTATGCAGAAAATGACCCATTACGTAAAAAAATAGAGTATTTTGTGCATTTTAAGTTTTTACCTGGCTTAGGATTCTATGGATTTGGTTTGACACACATGATAGGCGGTCTTTCAAAGGCTTCTACAAGCATATTAAGGCAGTTAATTGACGCTGGTACCCTTGCAAACTTACCTGCAGGGTTTAAAACGCGTGGAATAAGGATTAGAGACGAAGACACACCTTTACAACCAGGTGAATTTAGAGATGTTGATGCTCCAGGCGGTATTTTAGGACAAGCCATACAGCCATTACCTTTTAAAGAGCCCAGTCAAACACTTTTAAGCTTGTTAAATTTACTGGTAAATGCAGGTCAAAGGTTTGCATCTATTGCTGAAATAAACGTAGGTCAAGGTAATCCAAACGCTCCTGTTGGTACAACATTAGCCTTGCTTGAAAGATCTACAAAAGTTTTATCTGCTATACATAAAAGACTACATAACTCACAAAAGAAAGAATTTCGTATTCTAGCTAAAGTATTTCAAGAATATTTACCGCAAGAGTACCCTTACAACGTGGCAAACGCTAATAACAGTATTAAATTAACTGATTTTGATGAAAGGGTTGATATATTTCCTATATCTAACCCAGATATATTTAGTCAATCACAACGTATTGCTATGGCACAAGAAATGATGCAATTAGTGCAATCTAACCCAGAAGTACACGGCGTAGCAGGTATTTATGAATCATATAAGCGTATGTATGCTGCAATTGGAGTGGATAACATAGAACAAATATTAATGCCACCTCCATCAACCGAACCACAACCACAAGAAGCTGGTTTTGAAAATAACGCATTATTACTGGGTAATCCTGCTAAGGCTTTTCCAGAACAAAACCATGACGCACATGTTGCAACACACATGAGTTTGTTGAATACACCTCCTGTTCAAATGAACGCACAGGTACAAGCTTTAATACATGCACATATTATGGAGCATTTACAAATGAAGGCTGATATTGTAGCTCAGCAACAAATGCCACCAGAAGCTATGCAACAGTTCCAACAGTTACAACAGCAAGCTCAACAAGTTAGCCCAGCTGAACAGCAAGTTATTATGCGAGAGGCTAATAATTTGTTAGCACAATTTTCTGCTCCAATTATGTCTCAGCTTATTGCCGAATATACATCCAAAATAGCATCTCCTGATGACGAAGATCCATTAGTAGCTATAAGAAAACAAGAGTTAGCACTAAAAGGACAGGAATTAGCTATGGAGCAACAACAATTTATAGCACAAGAAAATAGGAAAGCACAAGACGCTGCAACTAGAGCTCAAATAGATCGAGAAAGAATTGACGCATCAGAAGAAATAGCTGAAATGCGTGATGAAACAGCTAGGGCTAGACTAGACCAGCAACGTGAATTTAAAAATTTAGATATACTTACTAGAAATTAACAGTTGCAAAATTTAATTTAAGTATTCATAATACCAAACATGATTAAAAGAACAGAAATCAATCAACAAAAAACACCTACTGTAATGAAAAATAAAAATCCTTACAGTAACAAAGGCAGTG